TCATTTTGTTGATTGTGGCGGCGTTTAGGTTCACAAAGATGTGACAATAATGTGCTTTCTTTTGTATAGCTTTTTTTACAAAATTGGCAAGTAAAGTTCAATCTAATACCTTTTTAATCTCTTTGTCTGTCATGCCTAAACTAATTAAGTAATCTTTTAAGTCTTGTTCAGATGTAACATTGACCAGTGCTTCAATGTCTTTAGTTTTCATTTCTGGATATTGGGAAGCAAGTAACTTGTAAATTTTATTATTGCCTTCTTTTTTCTTACTTGGTTGCCAATAATGGCGTTGACTGCCCATATCTGGACTTACTGTAGTACATAATAGCCACTGCAATTTTTCATGTTTACCAAGATCAAAAAAATTAATATTGACTCTTTCGTTTGTGGCTCTTAAGTACCATTCTTGTAAATCTGGACCACCGTCCACATTTGCGCAATATTTCAGCATGATATATGTGCTAAACTTTTTACGCTCTGCTTCACTTAACTCATCAACAAAATTACGATTTTTTGTATCAAGTTGATACATTTCGTTTTTAATACTTAACTTATCCATGAGTCTTCAATAAATTATAAGTAGAAATCATTTGATCAACATAATCTCGTAATGTTGGATTTCTATCTGCCATTTCAAGTATTTCAAGGAAATTAGCATATGATAAATTATATTTCAATCCTTTCATAGGATCAATACGAACTGACATATTTTCATATACCAATGTGCGTTCTGTACTTTGCATTTCTCTAGCATAGACAGTTATTCCCCCGTCAGGACTTTCATATATAGTATTATTATTTACATAAATGGTGTTCATGTTACCAACATTTATTATAATTTATAACTTCACTCTGTCTACTAATATCTTTTACAAAATAAACACATAATGGTTTTGCTCCAGTGGTTTCTAAAGGTATGGCCAATAACTGTCCTGGCTTTAGTTTAGGAAAATACCATTTTACATCTTGATAAATATCCACCACTTCTATAGGATAAAATGTGGGTCTAAAACTGCTAAGTGGGTTAAACCCAAATGCACTGAATCCTCTATCATTTAAACTAGTAAGTGGCACTACTTCTAGATCTCCTAAATCATGTTCGCCAATTAAAAGCTGCCAATCTATGGGCATTGTAATTTCATGAGGGCCTATACGCAATACTAAGGCTGGACTATTAAAACTTTCTAAAAAAATTAAAGGGATAAAAAAATAGTCTGGATCTTTAGGATCACTGTTGTCCAAAACACAAAATCTTACATCATCCACTTCCTCGGGTATACTTGTTAAATCATAAACTGTATTATCTAAAGTTAGCAATCGCATAAAAATTTCTCTAAGTTGTTATTATACTATATTTTTTTTCATAAAACAATACTATGTTTTGTGTTCATTACTGCCATTCTACTTTATCCACACTGAAAGGATAATTGGCGTCTTTGTAAAAAGCTTTGCGTTTGGTAAGATGTCGTTTGCTAAACTTACAAGTACTAGTAATATCCCAAATTTCTACATGATCCTTATCTTCTGCTTTCCTAATACCTCTACCAATACTTTGAATTACTCTCACAAAACTTTTACCAGGTTCTAGTAAAACTAAGTTAAAAATTCGTGGAATGTTAATACCCACAGCAGCAACACCATAAGTTGCTACAATAATTTTTTTCTCACTGGTTGCTACTTGGTCATACTCCTCTTTTCTACTAGCTGCTTTTGTCGTGCCACTAACAAAAACTGCATCTGTTAGTTGGCCCGTTAATTCCTTACCTGCAGCAACTCTATCTACCAATACTAATGTGTTACCAGATTGCCTTATTTTTTCTACCGTTTTCGCAATGTAGGTTAGCCTTTCCTTATTCTCTAATAGATATTTCAACTCCTGTTGGTAAGTCTTGTACTCTGTAAAATCAGTAAGTTGCAAAATATTCACATGACATTGAGCCAAATGCCCTGCCTCTTGAAGTTCACTTGCACTCAATCTGCCTACTACTTCTCCAATACAACATTTTAATGCCATGAATGCATATTCTTCTTTAGGAATAGTACCAGTTAACCCCCATCTAAGTGGCACTTTACTAAACACAGAACTTAACAATAATTTTAAAGAATCAGCCTTAGCCATATGAGCTTCGTCAATTATTACACATACTACCCCTTCAATAAATTCGTCAATTGTACACACTGCCTCGCCATTCTTTGTGTCTTTTAACAAATTATTAAGACTTTGCCATGTACAGATAGTATGTTGTTTGTTATAGTCCTTACGATCACCAAAATACACGCCTACATCAAGTCCTACATTGATGTAGTCAGACTCTGTCTGTGTCACTAAACTTTTATTTGGCACAATTACAATACTACGACCGTAATTTTGCACACTTGCGGACATCACTGCAGTCATAATAGTTTTGCCCGAACCAGTGGCAACTTCTTGTATGCATTGAGGGTTCTCTAAAAACCTGTTGACAATATCTAACTGATAGTCTCTTAATAGTATAGGTTTACCAGCTTGTGGATGTTTGTCTGGCCAATTTATATGTGCAAAACTATCCTCTTTAACCGCGTTAAAATTAAAGGTTGTTGTGTAATCCCTCAAATCATCTATGTCAATGTCATAATCATTTTGCTCTAGAAAGGGCAGAATGTCTGACAGTAAATTAATAAAGGTACTTCCACCTAAGGTAAAAAAACCAACCTTGCCGTCCCATCTGCCTAAACGAACACTTGGGCTATATCTAGCTCCAGGAATCTCATACTTGAATTTATTTGTTAAGGTTTTTCTATGGCTTAACTCTAGTCCCTCTAGCTTAACATTTACTTCATCTTTAATGATTAGTTTGCATTTCATTTTAAAAAAATTACCTTTTCTGCTCGTCTAATCCAGTCCTGCTTTTTGTATCCAACCAATACATTAGTCATTGACACCATAAGTTTTATTTTACCTATAAATTTACTAGTTTTCTTTGTATTAAGATATACGATTTTGTCTGTATCCTTTTTAGGTGTGCCCGTATCATAAACATATACTGGCAACCTATCAGTCTTTTCCGCATACTTAATGATATTCTCTATTTTTTGTTCTGAACTTTGTGCTTCTAGTTTACGCTTAGTAAGCAACTCTAGTTCATTCTCACTAACACTTTGTGCTAACAAATTAATTAGTTGTTGATCTACAGTGTATTGCAACACACTGCTATAATCAACTAACTTATATAAATTATTTATTGATAGCTCCCCCACATTTTCTTTAAGATAATGTAATAAACTTTCTGGAGCATTTGACACTATTAACTGACCATTAACCTGAGTCAGTTCTATTTTATAAGGAATTGTTTCCATTTCTACAATTTTTTCTGCTGCAGAAATAAGTGTAGGGTCAATACTAAATTGATGCAAATTACCAAATGTTACAATATAATTGACAATGTACTCTGTCAAACCTAAATTCCAAATTTTATTTTCATGGTCAAATTCTACTTTACCATATCCATTTGTAGCAATGCTCTTTATATTATTAATCCATTCTGTATTATAAGGAAACTTTACTTGTATTTTTCCGTCCTTAAGACAAATGGTTTTAGATTGATCTACGAATCTTATTCCAAATTTAAACTTTAATTCCTGAACATCCTCATCTATTATTAGACCCAACTTGTTTAACTGTTTGCGGTATTTATGAATGATCTTAAGTGCTAGCTCGCTTTGCTTTTGTGTATAGGCTCGTGAATTATCTACCGTTTGTAATGCTAGACTGTCTAAAATTTGCACATCATATCTAGCTAAACTTAGTGGACTTGGAATCCGTTCCCATGGCTGTAAAAGTTTACCGGATATTTCTCTGTATCCTGCAATAAATTCTATAATGTCTTCTGCATATTTCCACATAATGCTATTATATAACAGTATACACAGTAAGTCAAAAAAAACTCTGCCTAAGCAGAGTTATTTTGTTTTAGAATAGTGAGCAATAATTCATGTTTTACTTTTTCTTCACACTTCTGAATTTTGCTGTCTGTAGTAGCTTTTATCAATTTAAGATAAAAGAATGCTTGCTCATATCCTAATAGCCATGTTTCCAGATCCTGCAAAGTGCCTGTATAAATTTCTACCTCTCGTGTATAAAAAGGTAAACAGTCTGGGTCACCTGGCGCTAAAGCAAAAAAATCTGAATATTGCGATTTAGCAATCTTAAAGCCAAGTTTCTTAGCTCTAAGCTCTAGTTGTTGAAGTCTTTGGTAGACACTATATCCAATGGTCATTACTGTTTACCAACTGCTGTTATAGAATACCTTCAGTCCTAGGAATAGTTCTGCACGAGCCTCACGACAAAATTTCAAGTCTTGTTCTCTATAATAGTCATCAGAAGGTTGACCGAAAAAGAATCCTTCAGTATGGGGTAATTTGCCGTTCAATACATCTTGTTCAAGTTTGTCTATATCTTCTCGTGTAAGTTCAAGTTCGATACCATTAAAATCGTAACGATTTTCTCCTTCTTGCAAACTTTCATGGCTAGCATTTTTATTATACCATAAATTTTCCATCCAGCCTTGAAGATTTGGATGCTTACGCCAATATGCTAACTCACGAGGTTTGGATTTATTAGGTACTACCTATTCACCGTTAACAAAAGCACCATCATTGCTCTGGAAATAACTATCTTGTTCGCCTGCCTGTAGGGTTACATATGCATATTGATCAAGTCCCATTTTTATCTCCTATTATACAGAAGGTTTCATACAAGTACTAGAAGCCATTGCAGCCCAACGCTTAGGAAAGCTTTTGCGAAGATCTGCGATCTTCAGTGCCATACGCAAACTCATTTCACGCAGTTTGTTCTTATTGGTATCCATAAATGCAATAATTTCTTCTTGCACACTTGGATCAAAATCGTATCCTTCAAACAATTCACCGTCCTTAGCAATTTGTTTGATGCGTAGAATTTTGTCCCGCATGGTATCCAAAGTTAGATCCAGATAGTGACAGCGACTTTGCAAGGCATCCAGATGGTCTCTAAGTTTCTGTGATTTCATCTGGTCAAATTTAAGATTAGTGATGAAAATCACACTACCATTAAAGTTAAAACTGTCAGGCACTCCTTCCCGGCGCAACATATTACTATCACTAAGCCAAGAAATTTTACGCTTCTTGCCTGAATCTAGTGCACCTTTAAGCAAGTTCAAGGCAACATCATCCAGAAGAATGCTATCACAGTCATCAAACACCAAAATACAATTAGGGTCACTATACTTGTAAAGGGTGCAATATAAGCCTAGAGCAGTGGCGCTACCTTTTACAACCTCTGCACGAAGACGACGACCAGCAAGTTGATCTAGCAAAGTAGCTTTTTCAATTTCACGCTCAATGCCAAAACTTTTACCAACACCAGGTGGCCCGCTAACAATCATAGCACGAATCTCACCACTGATTGCAGCCTTAGTCATGTCCGTAAGGATTTCAAATCGTTCACGGATTCGTTCCATAACTTGTTGATCTGTTTCCACAGTATTTTCTACTGCACTAGGTTCAATCACTGCACCAGACACAAACTCATAATCTGCAGGACTAGATACATTTACACGAATGGTTTCAGGCATGTTGGGAAAATTTCCACCATTGCGTACAGTAACAAAACTATTTTTCGCAGTTTTGGTAAATTGCGTAACCAGTTCAAAAGTCATACCATCCACAGAGCGGTTACGATACGAACCTTGACGGATACGAATAGTTGCTTGAGTCATTTCTGCTTCCTGTGTTGTTAAACTATTCAAGTATTATAGCAATGGTTGTATTATTTGTCAACCAATAATTTGGATGCCAAAAGTCCTAAATTTACTGGTAAATGGGTCAGATACCACTTTATAAGTATTGAATGACAGTCCACTTGCTCTAGCGTATGCTACTAGAGACGGAATTGTAGAGCTTACAGGACCTCGTACAAAAGTACCCTGAGCAGTTTTTTCAATAGAAAGTCTATTCACTTAGCATTCCATTTAACTTATTTAATAGTTGATACAAACCATGCAATTGCGGCTTTATCTCACTAGCAGAATATCCCTTGTTTAACCTATCTTGATATTCTTTTTTAATTGATTCTACTAGCAATTCATGCATTACCAAGAGTTCGAACTTATCAAACACAGAATTAGCCCTTTTATTTTACAAGAGCATAAGGTTTATTCCAACGACCAATATTAATATCCACATACCAACCTACATCAAAGTAATCGGACTGAATATCACTGCGGTCGTGATTGCCCACCATCATTGCAGCATAGACTTCTTGTAGAAAGTTCAATGCCCGTCCGCTAAAGTGTTTTTCAAAGTGGTAAGGGTTGACCCTGATACTGCCGGAAGTATTTGGCTCCATTACTTTATTGAGACTGCGATTGTATTCACCCACAGTTTTATTGAAATTGTAAATAAAATCGATATCGCCTTGGCTAATGTTCAGCGTGAGAGTCATATGATTATGCACAGCCAGACTGGCTTTAATACCATACATTTTACAAATAGCTTTGACAACTGGGGCGATTTGAGCTTTGCGTTCTTGACTAATGTAGGCCATTTTCTGTTCCGTTTTGTTTACTGTACCAATATTATACTGAATATTGGATTATTTGTCAATCAGAATAACACTTGCGAAACATTTCCTGCAGGAACTCACTGTATGCTGCCTGAATTACAAGATCCTGCTCTTGTTCTGCTTCGATTTGTAGCAAAGAATTCAGTTCGTCTACATTGAAATTATTAGGCATATTTTGTCCTAGTGCATAGTTGCAGAGTGAAAGTCACTTTCGAACCCAAAAAGTTCTGCGTTAAGTTCTTGTTCCCAAGCTGCAAGAAGTTCCTCAGCATATTGAACATCATCTTCTGATGCTTGGCTAAGAAAATTTTCAAGCGCATCGGCAGAAAGACTACGAAGAAACTCTAGATTATGACGATCATTTGCATTCATGTTT